ATATTAAATACAATTATTCATATATAAATATTACAGATTTTTTGAAAGACTGAAAAACTTATTTTATTTTTTCTCTTCTTCGGTTGGTGCAGTGACTGCTACTGATGGTGTGAAGACGCCTGTCTCAGGATTCAATGAACCAGGTCCATACTTTTCAGTTATTTCATTAAGAATTTTTTGTTCTTCTTTTCTAAGATTATCTAACTCTTCGTGTAATGCAAATTCCTGCTCTTCAACTTGCTCAGATTGTTTTTCTAAATTTATTTTTGTGATTGCTAATTGTCCAAATCTCGCAGTAATATCATTATTCTTAACTGAAAGTTCGGAAATAGTTTTTAACTCATCGCTTGTAAATTTAATTTCTGACATTATAAAACCTCAATTTATTGTTAGTAACACTATATACATATATAATTATAATAATTTTTCAGAAAAAGATACTTTTTTTGGTATATACCCTCTCGATGTTTCTGATGTTTTACCAAAAACATTATCTGTAAACTCTGGTATCACATACCCTTTTATCTGAAAAGTAAATTCATTTCTTACTATTCTTTCACCTTGTGATTCCATTTGAGTCTCATTAGATATGTCACCCGACAATGATGATAAAAAACGATAACTAGTTTGGTCACCAAAGTAGGTTTCCAAATGTTCTAACCATAAATTGTTCAGAACATTCATTTGTTCTATGTAGGATGTCATCATCACACATGTATATGAACAGACAACAAAGTCTGGCATACCAGTCTTTATAAATTCTTGAACAGGTTTTTGACCAGTTAATACCGCAAACCTATCATATCTATTATTTTTACTCCATCCGCTGCTTGACCTAACAACAGATATGAACTTACCTCTTACATCATTATCAAAAGACAATGGCATTGAATCATCAAAAGCAATAGATGTTCTTTTCAAAACCATTAGTGGTAGAATGATTGAACCGTTTTTATCTCGTAGAGTATTTCTTGACTTTATTGATTTCCATCTTTCTTCGTTGCCATATAAAACAGGAACTGATATTGTCTCATTAGATTCTTGTATTTTTGGTTTCATTACATTTTTAACATGTTTTATAACAGCAGTGTCTATTTCTTGAACACCAATCGATAAACCTTTACCAGCATTTTGACCACCGGGCTTTTTTATAACAACCTTCGGATTACCTTTTTCACTACGGATACTAGTCTGTTCTGCTCTATTTATTGTAGACTTATTTGGTGCGTTTTCGTTAGTAATTGGTTTAATTGCCATTTCTTAGTTTCCTAAGTTTATCTAAATTACTTTTTGATTCATTTCTATACTCTTCAGATTTCAATCCATCAGTTGAAACTTTATCTATTGATATTTGTTTTTCAATCGGCACCTCTACGGCACCCATCGTTATTTCTTTTTTCTCTCCATAGATACTACCTTGTTTTAGTAAATCTATTATCTCGTCAAATCTATCGGGTTGTGGTTCACCATAGATATTATCTATTGTGTTGTCAACGGCACTTTCTATGGGCGTTGACTCCACTGAATGAGACCGTCTTGGTTTCATTATTAATACCTTGTCTAACATTTGAACAGCCATTATTTTCTTGTGCTCGCAATTACGAACGTGCCACTTAGACCATCTATGTAAGTTATACTATATACAAAATCCCCTTTTGTCAATGTAAAAGTTACCGGAAGTTCTTGTTTTATTTTATACCCTCTAAATTTTTTTAAATCTTTTTTGAAATCATCCAACGAATAACTGCTACCGAATTCATAATCTATTTCTATACCAGTTCTCATTTCCCTTTCTATTGGTTTATCAAATCCAGCTGGTTTAGATATCTGAACATTTAAGGTTTGTGTTTTTTTATCTAATTTACCATATCCGAATTCTTTAGACTTCTTTTTAAACACTCTATCAAAGTCCTTTAGAAAAGGTTTGGAAGCGCCCTTTTTAGAAAATCTCAATACGTCGCCATCTACTGTTTCTATTATTAAATCTCTTAACTTAATCATCTTGGTCTCTCCTCAATTTGTAACGATGATAATCTACTACGATGTGCTGTAGCCTTGATAGCATGACTGAAATTAGGATGTCCACCAATCAACTGTGGTTCCGTTACACCGTTGATTTCCCAATAGTAATCATTCCAATCACAGATATCACCGGCTTCAGGAAAAAAGTTCAGTGAACCACTGGCTAAATTATTTCTTTGAAACATCAAATCTATTGTAGAATTGTTATCAGGTCCTACTTCTTGAAATTGTTCAACCTCAGGTGCGTTATATCTAATAAGACAATTCACCCTAAATCCGACATTGAAATATTTAGTGGTTGATTCACCATATATATTAGAGTTAGTATTTTCTGGTGAAACTTTATAAATATCCACTGTTTGTCCTACGATCTCATCGATTAACTCCTCATTCATAAAATCAAATAGATTGATTTCTTTTTGTGATATGAAAAAAGGTCTACGAGCAGACATGATTTATCCTATGTAAATTTTTAATGGTGCCTTAGCCAAAACTTCTCTTTGGGCATTCGACTCCTCTGCTTCTGCCTTAAGTTTTTCGGTTAGGCTCACTGACTCTAAAAATTCTTTTAATTCTTCTAAAAGTTGTCCTTTTTCCTCTCTACCCTCTGTTTTAAGTGCTTCACCATCTAACGTCACCTCTCCATCTGGTATTGGCATCGAACTATATTTGCTCCTTATTATACCTAAAAGTTCTTTTGACAGAGCATATGTATATTTTCTAATCCATTGCCGACCAGGTTGGTTAATGGAGCTATAGGTAATAAACCTATATGGAACATTAGAAGGATCTGATACACCACCTTGTAGAGAAGCATTTGGATTATTCGTATTTCTAATATCATCCTTGACATAATATTCAAACCAAATTTTTTCCCCAGCATCTCCTTCTTGTGGTTCAGGAAATATTCTGAGATTGTTATTGTGTATTTCAAACGAATACGCACTTTTCCTTACTAAGTCTGAAGTCTCAATAGCATTCGCTCTAGCTAAATCATAAGATATCGGTTTCAACACAAATGAAATTGCTGGAGATACATTACCAAAACCAAAAGCATCTAATAACTGACGTTGGTCAAATGTTCCCGCATAAGGGTCATAAAATCTTGACACGGCTGCTGGTTGGTGATTAAAAACTCGGTGAACCTCTATTCTCTTACCACTCTCACTGACATCAGCCCAAACTCCTTGTAAATCATAATCTTGAACAGAACCACTTAATTCTATATAACCTTTTTTTAAATCATAGTTTTCATTTAACCCGACGATTTGACCGTATTTATCTGATAACGTTACTGAAGGACCTAACGAAGGTGTTACAGGATTTGAAGAACCAGTTCCTAATGAACCAGATATTCTATTCTTTTCACCATATTGTTCCCACATCCAATTTTTAATATTATAATTGTTAATGTGCTGGGAGTATTCGTTTACGGCTTCTTCAAAGCAAGCAAATATTGAACCACTTGGTATTTCAAGTTGTAAAACAGGATGACCTAATCTTTTCGCACACCACTTCGTAACAGAAACAATATCAGACTGAAAAGTTGTATCGCCATCATACGTTCCATATGGTGTTTGACCTGATGAAAATTCAGTAGGATCGATGTAAGCAAATTCTAATTTTGGCATAATATGTAATTCTCCTACCTATAAATATAACCTTTTGGAAAACAAAAGGGGGAAACTAATGTCTCCCCCCTATGTTATGTATCAGACTTATGATTAGATTATACTAAATCAAGTGATTTACAGTGAATCAAACCATAGAACTCTGGACGAATCATCTTCTTAGCGTATCTCGTCATCACACCTTTCCTTGGTGTAAAATCACTAGGATCGTATACCAACGGAGTTGTAATCAACGGAACGTAAGGTGAGTATACCGCACCAGTTTCTAAGAAGTTACTACCTCTGAATCCAACAAGAATGGAATTCTCAGTCATATAAGGATTCTTATAGACCGTGTATCGACCAGCAGCTTGACCAACCCTAGAGATGCCCATGCTAAAGTTCTCTTGTCCACCCTCACCTGGCTGACTTACGTAGCCTGGTAATGATTCAAGTATTGTGGCAATCTTTGGAGCAACAACTACAAAGTTAGCACCACCTCTTAGCGTCAAACGATGAATTTCATTTGATACCTTTTGAATCTTGGATACCAAGGTTTGATACCACTCAAATCGTGTTCCATAAAATGTGGTTGTCACGAAATTGTTAGTAGCAGAATCAAAATCCTCACCAGCTTTTGCTGACCAGTAATCAACTGTGACCGCATCAGCAATTAACATGTCAAGAATTTCTAAATCAATTTCCATTGAGATGTAATCACTTAACATACTTGTTAATTCTGCTTCAGCATCAACTGAATGATAAGCATTCAAGTCTTGAGCAAGCTCAGGTGACCAGACAGCTTTCAACTTACGAGTCTTAGCAACAATTGGTAGAGACCTCATTTCAAGGTTAACTTCAGGTATACCCAACTGATTAGTTGTAGCATCACCTATTCTATCCTCAAAATCACCTCTGTTACCAGCAGTGGTTTGTTTTAGATATTTCACATCGTAGGAGCCTGTCGCATTACCGATAGATGAAGCAGAGACGAAAAGTTCAACATTTCCACCTTGAACTTGGGTGAATTGTTCTAAAACTTTTACATCACTGGCATCTTCTGTAAATGACCATGCTCTTACAGATAACGGATCACCGTCTGTGAAATTAGATAGTGAAGCAGTCACCTTGAAAATTTGATGACCACTATTTACTGACGCAGTTACTTCACTGTTAAAATCAATATCTTTTAATGTGGCTAATTCAGCACCACCAAAAGTAATATTGTTAGCAGCAGAATGACTTATTGAATAGCCATATCTACCTACACCGTAAAGTCCATCCTCTCCAAAAGGAGCAACTGAACCAGATGGATTGTTAGGTCCTGTTTTACCACCTAGTGATTCACCTTCGGCAATTTTACCGACTGTTGAACCATATTTGAAATCTAGGTAGAAAACAAGTCCTGAAGGTAAATTCATCGGCTGAACAGAAACTAGTTCCTGTGCAACGATGTTACCAAATACTCGTCTTACAAGTGGAAGAGCAACACCAGACCATTCTTCATCACCTACACCACCACCGGCGCTTGGGGATGTTTTAGAGTTTTCAGATATCAACTGACGTGCCTGGTTTTCCAACAATGTTGCCATACCAGACTTTTGCCATTCGTTATTCATACCCTCTAAAAGTCCAGATTTTTCCCACTTATTAACGAGCTTTGCTGACTCATCTTTTTGCCTCTTCAAAGGGGAGGCATCAAGTAGAGTTTCGTTTATGTATTCGCTCATTATCGTTCTCCAAAATTAAGCGGTTAAGATTTTAGACCAGCAAGTTTTCTGAAACGATCTGCTACTTGACTTTCCTCAGTAATGATTTTAGTCTTTGGTGCAGTTCCACCAGATTTCTTACTAGCATATGATTCCTTAACGACTTCTTTCTTCTCGTTACCATTATCTCTAAAAGATTCCGCAAGAGTTGTGTAGACTAACTTAATCTCACGAGTTGTTTGAGCTCTATCAAAGGTCTCAACAATCTTGAGTTTTTGGTCGTTACTCAATACGTATTCTTTAAATAATCTATTGGTATAGAGTAGTTTAGCGTTAAGAATGTTAACTTCATGAAGCTTGTCTCTTAGATAAGTGACTGCTTCCTTATACTCATTAAGCTCGCCTTGTAGCTTTTCGACAGACTCTTTCATCTTACCCTTGCCAGGATCTTCTTCATCTGCAGCACTAGCCATAGTGACTTTATTGTCACCAGCACCTATACCGGAAGATTTTGACTGTTCTTCGAGGTCTTCTTCTTCGTCGAGTTCAACGGATTCGTCTTTCTTTTCATCGTCGTCGTCTTCTCTACGAGGTTTATCATGCATTCCCTCTTCAACAGATTCTTCTTCTTCAACAGGCTCAGACTCATTCAACTCTTCTTCGAGTTCTTTTATGACTTCTTCAAGGTCTAGGTTTTCATCCATCTCATCGTCATCGTCTTCTCTACGAGGTTTGTCGTGCATTCCCTCTTCAACGTCATCCTCTTGGATTGGAGCATACCTAACACCATCGACTTCAATAATTCCTTCTTCCATCTCATCATCATCGTCTTCACGTCGAGGGTCATCCTTGTGCATTCCTTCTTCCATCTCATCATCGTCATCTTCCCTACGAGGTTTCATACCCTCATCGGTTTCTTCTTCATCGTCTTCGTGAGCACCTTCGTAAACATCTTCATCTTCCTCAGACAGTTTAGCCGACAACATTGATTTTAGATGGGGAGTGAATGCTTCTTCGAGAGCCATTTTGGCATTAGCAAGTGCGGTTTCACGAACTGCTTTAGCATCAGCGATAGCTTCTTTTAATAAATCAGACATATTGTCTCTCCATACTATTTTGTATAGTGGAATAAAGTTATTCTGGAACTTTAATTAAGGATTAATTTTATTAGACTCTGTAGCTCACAGAGTATTGAGGTTATATATAAGTATAATGATAAAAATTAAAAACTAGTTAGTGTGTAGTTTTTTTACTTTTCTAAGTCTTAACTTTCTAAGTCTTCTAGCAGTCACAGAGGGTTTTTCATAAAACTCTCTTTCTCTCAACTCTTTTAATAAATTAGAATTTTTCACTCTTTTTTTAAATTCAGCTAATGCCCTATCAATTGATTTGTTACTAGCATCAACGTATAACAAAGAGGATGCTTTTTTCTTTTTTCTTTTTTTTCTAAACATAATCTACCCCTCTTCTTCTATGAGTTGTGCTTCTGAGAGACAGCCACGGGCAACTGCTGTATGTGCATCCTCGATATGTATTATTTCCGATATAGGTATTGGGAATTCATTTTGGTCGAATTGTTCATTGAAAACGTCTAAGAATCCCTTTACCAAAGATGTCCCACCACCTATTACAATAGGAACTGGTTCAGGAAAATTAGGAACGTTTTCAACACCTTCGAATTGTATCTTCAGATTTGTTAAAAGATAATTTATCAAAGCACCATAATATGAACGAATAGCTATCAAGACATTGGCTTCATCAGTGTCTTCATCGTATATATTTTGATAATTTGCTGTTGATAAATCCAACGTTGATGAACTCTCCTTAATATTGGTAACTTTTGCTTTTGGGACACCAGTATCGGTTGATACATTTTCATCGACCCAATCTCCACCTCTACTCACACTAAAAGACAGAGCAGTCATTCCTTGATACATCACAGCTATATTACACATTCCAGCGCCCATTGAAATCGCTACACCTGTTAACTGAGTATCAATCAAACCCTCATATCCAATAGCAACTGCTTCTTCAATCTTTTTTACTGAATATCCGTATTGTTCGATTATTGTTTTAAGAACATCTTCATGATAACTAACTTCTCGTTGGACATCGATAGGTTTTGACGGAACACAATAGACACAAGTCTCATTATCTTTTGCATCCCCAAGTAATTCACCTATGATAGCGTTAAGGACAGGTAAGGCATCTTTCTCAGTTGGGTTCAATAAACCACTCTTCATCGGTCTTCTTAATTCCGCTGTTGAGAATATTTGGGCATAATTAAACGCATGTTGACCAACGATGTGTATTTTACCAGCTTTTTCCACAAAAGGTATACCTTGACGTTTTAACATTCTTTTCACTTGATTAACTTCCCCATCAACTGTCAAAAAAGCATTTCTCTGTTTTTTAATTACGTCCTCTGTTGCTGCTATATAAAATGATGTTCCACAATCTAATCCTTTAGCCATGATTACCTCTTCTGATTTGTTTTAATTTATTTTTTTTATTCAACACCTTACCCACAATGACCTCATCGGACTTAACTGTTGATGAAGTTGGTTTATTTGTTTTGATTTGCTTTCTAACCATCACATCTACGTGGGACGGTTTAGTGTTTGATTGTTTAACTTCAACCTGAGGGACTTGAGTAGATGTATAATTTTTAGAACCTATTTCTTTTGGTTTATAAAATAGTTTCAATAATATCCATATTATAAAACCGATTTGCCATAATATTAAAGATAAATATATAAATAAACTACTTATCTCCATTTTGTTTTTTAATTGCTTTAGCAATAGCCTTTCTTCTATTTGCTAGGTATTTATCACTATCATCGGTGTCACCATCGTTATCAATATCTCCATCTTCTTTACCAACAGGATCTAATGCCTCATCAATATCATAATAACGATTTAAAATATTACCCATATCTTCATATAACGCATTCAACCTTTCATTCACAGAATTTGCTTCAACAGCTGCTTTTTTAAACTGACCTGTCAATCCTTTTAATTCTTTCATATTTCTCTTAACAGAAACTATATCAAACCAATCATCCGTTTCACTTAAAACATGGTTCTGAGCTGCCTCAGCAATACTAACTAGTTGTTTTGCTACATCTATGATGCCATTATTTTCAAAAAGAGTTCCACCTATCCTTTGATAGTTTTTTACAGCCTCTATAACTTCATATCGATTTACACTAGATTGAGGTCTGTTAACTGGCTCTAAATCCTCAACAATTCCTAACAAACTAATATTTTTCATATCCACACCCTCATTCTGTGATAATTTTTGTTTAATTTTTTCTTTGATAAATTTGTCTGCCAAATGTTTTTCTCTACCGTATTTGGCGTGTTCCCACTTCTTCTGTAAGGAACTCGGTAAATCTGTTTCACTTAAATTACTATTGATAAAAGAAGTAACTCTTCTAGCATCAACATTTCTTATTTTTCTGTAACGAAACTCTTCTAATTTTTTTAACCAAGAGCGAACTTCTTTTACGGTTACTCTTCTATCAAGACTTTCATCAACTCTTTTGTATTTTTTTCCGTTATATGTAATTTGGTCTCTCATAATAATAAATATTATCTTATTCGGTTTCCTTTGAGTTTAATATATAATCTCTAGCCTTATTAAGATAGTTAGCAGAAAGAGTAATTTTATCTGTCCACCAACTTGGTAGTGATTGTTCTTCTGACATACTATTGAGTTTATTCATTATTTCGTTAGCATCTTCAATAGATGTTTTTAATTTTCTTATAGCAGATGGAACATCAGTGTGTCCATCTTCTTCTATCTGTTTAGGTGATTTAAATGATGAAGCATATGGATTAGAGTGAACTCGTCCCATAGACACTGTCTTCTCATTTATTAACTTTTTTAATTTAATCATCTTTTTTTAGTTCTTTAATTAATTCTTCTATCGTAGATTCTGTTTGTCTATTGTATTGGGAAACTACTAAACTCCTGTGTTTTTTCAGTAAACTTTCAGCATCTCTAACTGTCATATTGTTAAGCTTTCTTGTTACTGATTTGAAATACTTTTCGTATCTTTTAAAGCCCTCTCCATAATGTTTTGCCAATCCTTCCAAATGTTCAACTATTTTTTTAACTTCTTTCAAATCACCTTTGTTTTCGTTTATTAACTTCTTTAATTTAATCATTTGTTTTTACTCCGGCCATCACTACCTTACCCCTACCTTTACCTTTATTCAAAGCATCTTTTAATTCATCACCTTTGAAAGACAAATTTATTTGTAAGTTTTTGGTTTTTATGAAAACATTATTTCCACCAAAACCTTTTACCTCGAATGTGCCATTAGTATCAACATAGGCTTTTTCATCAAGTTGTTCTTCTTTTATAAGGTCTTTTAACCTAATCATTTGGTTACTTTTTTTACTTTTTCAATTGAACGACCAGCAAAATAAGCACCATACACCACCATCAATAAGGTTTGATATACAGGTATATAGGCATCAGCAATTCTAAACTCATCCCCAGCAATTTTCAAATTACCATCGAATAAACTCAGAATGGTAAACATCACTGTGAGAAACACTAAGGTTATTGGTCGGATGTTTTTACTTAACCAACTACCGTGTTTCATATCAGCTTCCCAA